GCTCTTCCGATCTGGGGGAGAAGTGCATCTCCTTGCCCACGCTATTGACCATGAGGCGCGCGGTCTCGCGCAGGCTCAAGCCGCGAGCTTCCATCTTCGATTTGAACCAATCCCCATCCACCTTCATTTGAGAGTTCCAGTCGCCAATTATCCATGATGCGGCGGGGCACGTCTATCACGAGTGTTGGGATATTCCCAATAGGGCTACGTATACTATTGGTCTACACTTGGGATTATCCCAATGGTATCCACTCGCAAAACGTTCCTGAAGCCCGCCCCCTATGTCATGCACCACTGTGGAGGCGTCAACGCGCTTGCCCGGATCGTAAGCCGGGACCCCTCCTCGGTCTCCAAGTGGGCCGCACCCGCTCACCAGAAAGGGTGCGACGGCGAGATCCCGCGCGCGTGCCGGGCGGCTATCCTCGCGCACGCAAAGAAGGCTGAGCTCCCCATCACACCCGAACACCTCGAATACGGCGGGTGGATCATGCTCGACTTGGTCGACGCCGAAAGGACCGGCTAATGGCCAAGGTCACCATCACGATCGAGGACGCACCGAACGGGAAGCTCAAGGTCCAGTCGACCCCGAACTTCGAGACCATCATGAAGATGGACGTCGCAGGTGAGGTGATCACCGGAGCCCTGGGCTGCGGGCTCAAGATCATGAACTTCATGTACCAAGAGGGCGAGAAGGCCAAGCGCGGCCACGGTAGCCCGATCCTGATCCCCTCCACAAGGCGGTACTAATGACAGATTCGGTGCCCCAAGCCGAGGGGCCTAACTGCGCTGAGACAAAGGGGGATGCGCCGGCGACCCCGAGGGGCGGCGGGCCGATTCAAATTTCTCCATCCGAGTTCGTACTGCGTTGCCGCGAGCGCGCTTACGGTAAGCGGCCGATCCGAAAGCGAGGCTTCCACCGAGCTCTCCGGCGCGGAGAGCTGTGGGCCAAAACGGAGGACATGATGGGGCACATGGCGAACCAGGTGTTCGACGAAATGTGGCGAACTGCTCTGATCGAGGACTGGAAGTTTAGCGGATTGGCAGGCTGGAGCGGCCGAACGCAAGGCGGTACTGATGTCTCGTAGTAAGAACGAGCCGCTCACCGCCCAGCAGGAGCGGTTCTGCCAGGAGTTCTTGAAGGACCTGAATCAGACCCACGCTGCCGGTCGCGCGGACTACTCGAAGAAGTCAGCCAAGTCCGTGGCGTCGCGTCTCATGGACGACCCCCGGATCCAGGAGCGTATCAAGACCCTCATGCAGGCGCGGTCCAAGCGGACCGACATCTCTGTCGACAAGGTCCTCAAGGAGATCGCCAAGATTGCCTTCTCAGACCTCACCGAGATCTTCAAGGAAGACGGGTCGCTCAAGCCGACCAGTGAGTGGCCGCGCAATATGTCGCGTGCTATCTCAAGCGTTGAGATCGAGGAGCTGTTCGATGGGTATGGCGATGATCGCCATCAGATCGGCCACACGAAGAAGGTAAAGCTCTGGGACAAGGGCAGGGCGCTCGAGCTCCTGGCCAAACATTTGGGCATCATCACGAACACGGTCGAGCATAGGGGCAAGATCACGCTCGAGGACCTTGTCACCGGCTCGCGCGGGGAGCCCGAGCAGGGCAAGTGACCCCCGCCCAAGTCCGGATCCGGGAGTGGCGGGTCGACGGCATCAAGTTCGTCCGCGACGTCTTCGAAGTCGAGCCCGACCTCTGGCAGAAGGAAGTCCTCGTTGCGTGGTGCCGGCAGGACATGCCGAAGATGCGCATCTCCATGCAGGCCTGCGTGGGTCCAGGCAAGAGCGCGGTTATGGCCTGGTGCGCCTGGCACTTTTTACTCACCGCTGGCGAGCGAGGGCTCCATCCCAAGGGCGCGGCCGTCTCCATCACGAGCGACAACCTGAAGGATAACCTGTGGGCTGAGCTATCCAAGTGGCAGAGCAGGTCTCCTCTGCTGCTAGAGCTCTTCCAGTGGACGGCGACCCGGGTCTACGCCAAGGACCATCCCAACACCTGGTTCATCGCCGCTCGCGGCTTCTCGAAGTCGTCCAACGCTGAAGAGCAGGGCCGAACCCTCTCAGGTCTCCACTCTCCCTACGTCGCAGCCTTCATGGACGAGACGGGCGACATGCCGGTGGCGGTCTCCAAGGCAGCCGAACAGTCGCTTGCCGAGCGGGACTGCAAGTTCGGCAGACTCCTCCAAGCAGGGAACCCGTCTTCCCACCACGGTCTCCTCTACGCCGCGGCGACGAACCTCTCCCACCTCTGGCACATTGTCCGGATCACGGGCGACCCAGACGACCCGAACCGCTCCCCCCGTATCGACATCGACTGGGCGCGCGAGCAGATCCGAACCTACGGGCGCGACAACCCCTGGGTCATGTACTCGATCCTGGGTCTCTTCCCCCCCTCCTCCATCAACGCGCTCCTGGGACCTGACGACGTCGCCCCCTGCATCGGACGCCACCTGCGCGAGGACCTCTACAACTTCGTTCAGAAGCGGATCGGCATCGACGTGGCGCGCTTCGGCGACGACCGGACGATCATCTTCCCCCGCCAGGGACTGGCCTCCTTCAAGCCGGTCGAGATGCGCGGCGCGCGCACCAACGACATCGCCGCGCGCGCAGTACTCGCTCGGAACAACTGGGCCAAGACGGGCACGACCGACATCCTCGAGTTCGTGGACGGCACAGGCGGCTACGGCGCAGGCGTCATCGACTCAATGCGGCTCGTAGGCCGTGAGCCGATCGAGGTCCAGTTCGCGGGCAAGGCGACTGACGACCGCTACTTCAACAAGCGGTCTGAGATGTGGTTCCGGATGGCCGAGTGGGTGAAGCGCGGGGCAGCGCTCCCAAACATCCCGAACCTCCAGCGCGAACTGACCGCGCCGACCTACACCTTCCAGAACGGGAAGCTCAGGCTTGAGGAGAAGGACCAGATCAAGAAGCGGCTCGGCTTTAGCCCCGACTTGGGTGACGCGCTCAGCACGACCTTCGCGCACGACGACATGCCGGCTGCGCTCGATCTTCCGGGCGGAGTAAACCGGCAGAAGGTCAAGTCGGACTGGGATCCGTACGCGGAGGACCGGGCGTAAAGGTGTTGGGAATATCCCAATATGTGACTGTGGACCAATAGTCCACACTAATTGGAATGCCTATCACCGTCCGGCCGGCCCGGATTGAAGACATCGACTGGCTGATGGTTCAGCTTCAGGCATTCTCGCGTTTTTACGGCACGAAACAGTCATTGTTCGGCGACCCGGAATACGTGCGCGCAGCGCTCGCGGGCATGATCCATAACCATCTGCTGCTCGTAGCAGAGCGCGAGGACCTGGGTCTCGTCGGTTTAATCGGTGGACTCGTCACGCTGCACCCCTTCAATCCCACGATCCGATCCCTCGCCGAGGTCTTCTGGTGGGTCGCTGAAACAGTCCGAGGCACCTTCGCTGGCGGTGAAGCGGCGACGCTCCTGCTTGACGAGTATCTCGACTGGGGTCGCGCGAACGCCACCTGGATCACCTTCTCTCGCGAAGCGCATAGCCCGATCAGCGAGCGCAGCCTCGTGCGCCGCGGCTTCAAGTTCCAGGAAGAGCAATTTCTGATGGAGGTCGTCTGATGGGAGACGTGGCGCCGTTCATTCTATCGCCGTTCACGACACTGGCAGCGCCCACGATGGCGCTCGATTCCGGGTGGCAAGCTGCCGCTCCAGAATCCGTCAAGAAAAACTGGCTGGGAGACATCGCCTCTCACTCGCTGAGCGCGCCAAGGCGGTACACGAGTAACCCGGCCGACGCCGCGAAGGGTGACTTCCAGCACCCGTTCAAAACCTACGACGAGGTGAGTGGCAAAGCCGACGAGCGCCGCAGCCAAGAAGCCGAGGCCGCTAAGCAGGGCGCTGCCCAGAACGCGCTCCTTTCGGAAGCGCAGAACCGCCAGGCCAACGAAGAAGCTCTCGGCGTGAGCACCGCCTCCCAGGCCGAGGCGCGCCGCCGCCAGCGGTCAAAGGCCATGTTGGCCCTCGGCCGGCGCTCTACGATCCTCACGGGACCCTTGGGTCTGCCTGGATCTGGCTCAACGACCGCGGCGCCTACCTACGGCGGGAAGACTCTCCTCGGTGGCTAAGTGATCCAAGGAAAAAGCCTAAGCAGAGTTCAGCGCTACGACATCCTTCGGGGGGAGCTCTCGATTGATCGAGCGAGCTTCACTCCCATCTGGCGCGAGCTTGGCGACCACATCCTCCCCACCCGCCCCCGCTTCTACACATCTGACGTCAACAAGGGCGAGCGCCGGAATACGAAGATCATCGACTCGACAGCGACCTCTGCGAGCGACGCCCTCCGAGCCGGCATGATGGGCGGGGTTACCTCTCCCGCGCGACCCTGGTTCAGGCTCACGACTCCGGACCCAGGCATGGCCGACTTTGGCCCGGTGAAGGAGTACCTCCACACCGTCACCCAGCTCATGAGCTCAGTCTTCCTGCGCTCGAACATCTACAATGTCCTGCCCCTGGTCTACGGCGACTTGGGCACGTTCGCGACCGCACCCTTCTCGCTCGTTGAGGACTTCGACGACGTCATCCGCGGACACTCGTTTCCGGTCGGGTCCTACTACATCGCGGCCGATCACCGCGGCAAAGTGAACACCTTCATGCGCGACTACCGCATGACGGTCAGGAACCTGGTCGAGCGCTTCGGGAACCTCGACGCCTCTGGCCGTCCCGATTGGACCAACTTCAGCACCTT